TGGGCCAACATGCAACCCCACTGGGGTCTGATCGAAACGCTGCTAGGCGGAACGTACAAGATCCGCAAAGGCCATCGCAAGTTCCTGCCGCAGGAGCCTAGGGAGCAAGATATCAGCTATGACAATCGCTTGGCGCGTTCTGTTCTGGCGCCGTATTACGTCAGGCTTGAACGCATGTTGGCGGGCATGTTGACGCGCAAGCCCGTGCGTCTTGACGATGTGTCAGACGCTATCCGTGAGCAACTATTTGACGTTGACTTGCAGGGGAATGATTTACAGACCTGGCTTTTTGCTGTTTCTCGCCAGTGCATCCGTTATGGGCATGTTGGCGTTTTGGTTGATGCTCCCGCTGCTGGTCAAAACGGTCGGCCATATTGGGTGAGCTATACACCGCGCGACATTATCGGTTGGCGCAGTGAGTTGAAAGACGGCAAGCAGGAACTGACGCAGCTTCGCCTCGTTGAAAAGATCGTTGTTCCTGATGGTCTATACGGCGAAAAGCAAGTTGAACAGGTGCGGGTGTTAACGCCTGGCGCTTTTGAAATTCATCAGAAAGACGATCAAGGTGAGTTTCGTGTTGTCGATGAAGGCCGCACAAGCTTGAGTGAAATCCCGTTCAGCGTGGCTTACTCAAACCGGCTTGGCGTGTTGGAGTCGATTCCACCGCTAGCGGACATCGCTGAGCTAAACCTGCAGCATTATCAAGTCCAGTCTGATCTAAGTAATCAGCTGCATATCAGTGCCGTGCCGATGCTGGCTTTGTTTGGCTTCCCAGCATCAGCGGAGGAGATCAGCGCAGGGCCAGGTGAAGCGCTTGCATTGCCTGAAGGTGCTGCCGCGCAATATATCGAGCCAGCAGGAAACAGCTACGACGCGCAGTTCCGCAGGCTTGAGCAGATCGCGTCACAGATCAATGAACTAGGTCTCGCCGCTGTCCTTGGCGCCAAGCTTGTTGGAGAGACTGCAGAGGCAAAGCGGATTGATCGCAGCCAAGGCGACTCGACAATGATGGTTGTCGCGCAGCAAATGCAAGACATGATCGATAATTGCTTGCGCTTCCACGCTGACTATATGCAGGAAGCAAACGCCGGTAGCTGCCTTGTTAATCGTGACTTCATGGGCACTCGCCTAGAGCCGCAGGAGATCCAAGCGCTGTTGCAGCTTTACACCGCTGGCACGATCACGCAGGAAACCCTGTTGCTCCAGCTTGAAGCCGGCGAGGTATTGGGCGACGACTTTGACGTTGAAAACGAGCTAGAGGCGACACAGGCTGGCGGATTAATCGAAACAATTCAGCCGACGCCAAGGCAAGAGCCTGAAGCAGAAGCCACAATGCCAGAAGCGCAGCCGGAGACTGTTGATGAGTTGGCTTGATAAGTTATGCAAACGGCAGCCGGAGGAGCCGAATGAGCCGATCCGGCGCCTGCTGTTTTATTCACAGCAAGATTTAGAAAATGAGTTTTATGCTGTCGTCAGAGTGACTTGGTTTGACGGCGGCAAAGTTTGTGGCGTCAGTGAGTGCAAAATTGACACTTACAACGCTGATGTAATTTTGGAGTTTTCCGATATTGTCGGAAATGCGCTGCGCGCTGGTGCCGATGTGTCAGTCATTTGCATCGATGACCCCGAATGCGTTGGGTTGAGGGAAGGATGAGCACACCAGCGGCGCTATATCGAAATGCGGTTGATCTCAATCGTTTTAGTAATGGTGTCGCCAAAAGGGTTGCCGTTACTTACAACGATCTGATTATTGATGCAGTTGATCAGCTGCGAACATTGGATGAGTTGTCTGCTCCTGCGCGGGCTGCAAGGTTGCGTGTGATTTTGGCGCAGCTCAAGCAATCGTTGGACGGCTGGGCTGAGGCAAGCACTGTTCTAGCGGTTGGAGAGCTGCAGGGATTGTCGTTGCTGCAATCTGAATTTGTGGAGGATCAGTTGCGTAGGGCATTGCCGCTGGAGATGCGTGATCAGATCCGCAGCATTCAAATTAGCCCTCAGTTTGCGCAATCTGTCGCGACTGTTGATCCGACAGCAATCAACGTGGTTGCGCTGAGTGATGATTTACAGGCTGCTGTGACTGGAGCCCCGCAAGCGTTTTCGTTGACGGCAGCGCAGGGCACGGTAATCACATTGCCGAACGGCAAGGTGCTTGCAAAATCGTTTCGCGGCTTAGCGGAATCGCAGGCTGACCTATTTGCAAAGACGGTACGAAATGGATTGCTGACGGGCGAATCAACGGACAAGTTGGCGCGTCGCTTGAAGGGTCGTTTACGGTTTGGACAGCGCGCACAGAGCGTTCGACAGTTGGCGCAAGCTGGCGGCCAGGTTACGTCTGTCGCGAATCATCAAGTGATGGCGTTGGTGCGGACGAGTGTCAATCAAGTTGCAAACGCATCAAGCCAGCAGGTTTACGAGGCGAATCAAAGCATTACGAAACGTTACCGATATATTGCGACGTTAGATGGCAGAACGTCGCCCATTTGCCGTGCCTTAGATGGCCAAGAGTTTGATTACGGCAAAGGGCCAACACCGCCGCAACATTTCAATTGCAGGTCAACAACCGTGCCATTGATTGATTACGAGGGGTTAGAAATTACGCCGCCAAAACCTGGCAAGCGACGGAGCAAAGATGGCTTAGTTCCTGAAAATCAAACGTATGGGCAATGGTTGCATAATCAAAGCAAAGAGACCAAAGCCGATGTCCTTGGCCCTGAAAAGGTGCCATATTTCAATCGATTGGCGAGAAAATATGGCCCAAGCGACGCTATCCGCAAATTTGTAAGCGAGGACGGATCAGAGCTAACCTTGGAGCAGTTGCAACGTCGCTATGGCAAAGCTGCACAGTAAATTTCAGTTTACGGTTCAAGGCGAGGAGCCAAAGGCTGCGCCGAAGGCAAAAGCAGCGGCAAAGAAAAAGACCGTTAAGGTCGAGCCAGTAAAAGAGGCTGAGTGATGCCACGTTATAGCGGTCCGAAAAAGCCCCAGAAACCAGTCGGCAAGAAAAAGAAAGGAGGCAAGAAAAAGTGAAACGCCAAAAGAAAAAGGGCGCGGATGGTAAAGCTTGCTGGTCAGGCTATCGCTTTGCGGGCACAAAAAATGGAAAAGACAAATGCGTTCCGATTGGAAAGCGCAAGTCGAAAAAACCAAAACGCAAATAACGTTTGCCGTATATCGGACAAGCAAAGTAAAGTGGTGAGGCAATTTAGCCCGTGGCTAATTCATGTCTGAAGAAAACACTGCTCCCGTGGAGCAAGATGTTAATGCTCAAAAGTGGCAATCTGAACTGGATGCAATGCGTCGCAAAAACGCAGAGCTTTTAAAAGAGTACAAGGATTTTAAGGAATCAATCAAGGCTGTTCCCGATGGCGTTGACGTTCAGGAGCTACTGGACTTCAAAGCTAAGGCGGAGCAAGCAGACATGGAGAAACAGGGCAGATACACCGAAGCCCGACAGGCTTTGGAGCAGCAGTTCCGTGAGGCGACGGAGGCGAAGGACCAGCGCATTGCAGAGCTTGAAACAAAGGTCAGAGAGCTTGAGCTAATTGCACCGGCAAACAATGCGTTGGCGGATGTGGTGCATGATCCAAGCATTGTGTTCAAAGCTGAGCTGCTAAAGCCAAATCAGATTGAACGCGAGGCTGATGGCACGGTTGTTGTCGTCAATGGTTACGAACGCAAACCGATTGGTGAATGGGCCAAGACGTTGCCGAGTTATATGCAGAAAGCGCCGAAGCCTCAAGGCAGCGGTGCGCCTGCGGGTCGCAGCATGGGCGGCGACATTCCTCCGGGGACAAAAAATCCGTTTTCCAAGGATTCATTCAACCTGACAGAACAATCGCGGTTGTTCCGTACCGATCGGGATTTGTACGAAAGGTTGAAAGCTGCTGCAAACCGTTAATATAAAAACCAAGGCGAAGCCGTGCTGAGCCAATTAGGGCCGTGCCCACACCGTAAACACCATTTTTGAGGATCTGTCATGGCGACTCTTCGCTCTGACATCATCATCCCTGAGGTATTTACTCCTTACGTCATTGAGCAGACAACTCAGCGTGATGCCTTTTTGGCTAGCGGTGTGGTGCAGCCAATGGCTGAGCTGAATGCTGCAGAGGATGGTGGTGATTTCATCCAAGTGCCTTTCTATAAGGCAAACCTGTCAGGCGATTTTGAGCGTCTGACCGATAGCTCATCCTTGATCCCTGGCAAGATCACCGCAGACAAGCAGGTCGCTGCTGTTCTGCATCGTGGTCGCGCTTTCGAGTCCCGGGATCTGGCTGCTCTGGCTGCGGGTTCTGATCCCATGGCTGCCATTGGCGCCAAGATCGCTGATTACATCGCCAACCAGCGTCAAAAGGATCTGCTGTCCTGTTTGGCTGGCGTGTTCGGCGCTGTCGATGACAACAGCTCTGCTGCTTATGCGGGTCTGACTGTTGACGGTGCAACCGGCGACACCCCAACTGTTCTTGGCCCTCGTCAGATTGTCGAAGCCAAGTCCCTGCTGGGTGATCAAGGTGAAAAGCTCACCGCTATCGCCATGCACCCCAAGGTCTATTACGACCTGATGGAGCGTCGTGCGATCGACTTCATCTACGACAACACTGGTGCACCTGACACCGGCGCAACTCAAGGTTCGACTGCTCCTGCTTTTGGCAGTGTGCAAGTTCCGACCTTCATGGGTCTGCGTGTGATCGTGTCTGCTGATCTGCAGAGCACTGGCGCTGCTCCCAACACTGAGTACGCCACTTATCTGTTCACTCAGGGCTCCATTGGCTCTGGCGAACAGCTTGGGCTGCAGACCGAAACTGATCGTGACATCCTCGCCAAGAGCGATGCCATGTCAATCGATCTGCACTATGTGTACCACCCGATTGGTGCCAAGTGGTCAACCGCTGTTTCCAACCCGACTCGGGCACAGCTGGAAACCGTGGGCAACTGGACCAAGGTGTACGAGACCAACAACATTGGAATCGTGCGGGTTACCAACACAAGCAACCTTGACTGAGGTAACTAACCATGGCATCCATTTTCGAGGCAACAGCGGGCAAACTGATCGGCCCGACTACCGGCGGCACTGTCACTCAGGCCACTGATAAATCCACTGGCGTGACTCTGAACACTGCCTCTGGTCAAATCACGATGAACGGCGCTGCCCTGGCAGCAGGCGTTGA